GTCCCACGGAGAGTTGCCGAGAGCATCTTCTGCAATCTCTGCAGATTCCGGTAAGATCATGCGGGCTGCGCCGTGAGCCTGGATATTGTCTAGCCTGTTGGCGTCTAGGCGGTTTAAGTTATTCTGCAAAGTCATTGCATACTCAACTGCTGACTTACCCCACAGAGTATTAGGCACGTCGAGATCTGTGATAAAGTGATATGGAAGAGAAGCTTGTTCTGGCAACTTCTCTATGCGTGCAGCCTTTACTTCGTCTGGAAGATCTGATGCTTCGATTCTGGAAGCAGCACCTTGTCTCTTGAAACGGAATGGACTTGGACGTGGAGACTCTATAACTTCTCCCGTAGTGGTAGTAATACAGTAGCGGCCCAAGTAGCCATTAGTAGGAAGTCCTGTTTCCCAGTATTCTAGAAGCTCTACTGAATTGTAGTGCATGTCTCGAAGCTCAGTTTGCATTCCCGTAGAAGTCGGAGTCTTTTCCTGCACACGAGCTTGATCCAGCTCGTCACGCTTCTCCGGCCAGCGGGATACAGCTTCTTCGTAGTCGATGTATATACGTTCGATTACCCACTTGACGTCATCCCAGCTGCGAGCATCTGGATCTATAAATACGTTCCAGGTAGTCGGAATAGTAATATCTATGTCACCTTCGAGCGTGAGCTCTCCGGTTTCCAAGTTAGCTTCAATGATGTCGCCCTTCGAAGAATCCCAGATAGTCTTCATTAGACCGGTTCCATAGACCAGAGCCATAAGATTTACTTGGTCAAACTTGTCCTGCAGCTGATACTTACGCAGTGCCCAACGCACGATACGGTCTGCAGCATCGGCCTTTCTCTGGTCATCCTGATCGGAAGTCTGAGGACGGACGGCAATCATTGGCGGGTTACTGGACATTTGTGCATGGATGAAACGAAGATTCTTCATTACATAACTTGTCGACACGTCTGCATTAGACTGGTCGATGTTAGAAAGAACTTCAGTTAGCGGGAAGTCCATTGTCATATTTGTAGACAGGGAGTTACGTGTACCTAGAGAAGAATATATCGTACGTTCGTTCTGACGCCAAATAGCCTCGTGTACTGAACGATCTCGAACGGCATTATTCCACCGCTTCATGATTTCAGCTCGGGCCTTGTCGTTATTCCAAATACTAATCTTGAGTGCCATCTCAGTCGCTCTCCTCGGATACCCCATGTAGTCCGTATTTCTGTAGTACGGGATCAATCATTTCCATTAAATTCTTACTTCTAGCATCCTTGCGAGTTCTAAGTTCTTTAGCCAGTTTATTAAGTAGCTTCCATTCCATATAGGAATCGTGGCCGGACTCAATTAAATCAATGGCTTCTCTTACTTCTTCCTCAATGCTTGGCAAGTCATCCTTACAAGCACACTCTTTAGTTTTTTCTTTGGAAGGTGGCTCTGTGCCTACCATGATCTTAACTTGCATATTACCTCCGAGATTGATATCGCCACATCAACAGAAGAATCTTCTTATTTTTCTTCCGTTCGTCGGCAATCCTCTTAAAAATTAAGAAGTTTACCGGCATGAGGATCGTAAGTACATAGAGCCAGACTACCGCCACATGACACCTCGCTTAATCCGTACAGGTCTTCCCCGGGGTTTTGCTAGTTTTTCTACAGCCTTTTCCTCGAGTTGCTTACGCTTCTCGTTAGCTTGTAATAGATTAGCATACCATTGATCTACTGTAAAGGATTGAAGTTTTTTCTCTGCTGCAGGTAGAACATCTCTGGCATACTGCGCCGAGTCTAGGAGATGGTAACTACTTGAATTTACTATCTTACCTTCGCCTCTATTAGACCAGCGGCAATCTTGAATCTCGTCAATTAAATCTGTACACAACGGAGTTAAGATCATCCGAGTGCCTAGGGATTCCTGTAGATTCTTGATAAGCTCTTCTTTTCTGTTTGTATTTTTACAGTCAACTGTCATATATGTGACACCCATCGAGGATGCCGTGTTGACATACCAGGGGGCGTAGTCGGACACACGTCTAACCACATTTATCTTCGAGGTAAAATGCTGGACGGCCTTAACAATGTCTGTAGGTACTTGAATTCCTTTGATATATTCTGCAACTACGCAGTACCATACAGAAGTATTTGGGTTTTCTGCCCAGATTGTCAGCCCTGTGGCCGAACTAATTGCCGGATCTACTGCCTCTACATGTCTCCACATGGGACTGTAACCCTCCGGCATCCCTACCATAGTTGAATAGTCGAAGTGGTACACCTGATCGTCTGCCGTCATCCAGTCACCTTCGAAGATGGCTCGTATCTGGTACTCGGGCAGGTGGGAATACCGTCGAACTAGCTCGTCACGCCGTGTCGGGTCGGAGTATAGTGGGTTGTCCAACATTCGAAAGCGGTAAACCTTGCCTTCTGGTGGCTCAATCGAGTCTACAAACCTCTGAATAGCTACGTTAACCGTAAGGGGTGTAAATGAGAATATAGAATATCCATTCCTAGCCTGGGTACGGACCAAAACTTCTCGAATAAGATCGAGAGTTGGTGGCAATTCGTCTACCCAAGTAATATGGGCAACGTAAGATTGCAACCTTTCACGTGCTGTGTTTGGATTTTCTAGGGATTGGAACACAATTCTGTTTCCGTTATCTAGTTCGAGACGTTGTATAGCGTTACCTTGTCGAACTTCCTTGTAGGTTCCCGGCTCTAGGTAGCTGCGAATCTTCGGGAGAAGCGAATCTTCTAGCTGCTTTCCGGTACGGCCTGCCACGATTGCAAGAAGGGGCTCATTTCCCCAACCCTGCTGACCGGCCTCTGCTCGTCTTTTAGTAACAAGTGGATGGTCTTCTAGGAGTATCTGCGTTAGCATGCGGGCTGCTGTCTGAGATTTGCCAGACTGGTTACCGGCCCGCAAGTAATATTGCTTATACTGTCCGAAATCGTCGAAGAACTGCTGTTGAGAAGTAGTAGGTCTGGAGTCTAAGTGTGCAGGATCGAAAGCTTCCTTGCGTCGAATAGACTCAAGGCGCTCTAGGGCTAGAGCTAGCAGTTTATCCTGTGACATATATCACCATTGTGGCTTGTTATATTACAGCTCTTGTAAAACTTCACAGAGATCTATTGTAACTGCATCGCCTGCATTTGTAGTAGTGAATACTACACGGCATTTATTAAGTAGTGGAAGTACTGGCTGATCCGCAGCTACTTCTATGTTCCAGCGAATATACTGAATACCTGCTGCTGTGATTGCAGTACCTGACTTTACGTCTACCCAGTCGCTGCCATTGGCAGTTTGTAACTTCGGGGTAATTGTACCTACCTGAGTTACCGAGCTGACCTTCAGCTTGATGATACCGTTGAGAGCGCCGCCTGCCGAGTTTGGAAACTCTAAGGTAACTGGAGTATTAGTTACTACTCCCGAAATGCTCTTACCTGCAAGAGCTACGTTTTTTGCCGACCAACCATTCATAATTTATTCTCCTTTTACTATTTAGGTTAGGGACCAATATTTAGTATATACTTTATCTCCAATCGACATCAAGCCTATTATAGCTGGGTCGAAAGTAATCCTTGTAACTCCGCCGACTGTAGAAACAGTATAGTTATCTGTCTCCATAAGTTCTGCACCGCCGAAATGTACCGCAGTACTGTCTGCTACTGCTAGCCTTGTTATATTTACATACCCGTTGGATAAGTCTGTACCAGTCAGTGTAAATATTTCCTTATGCGGAACCTTGAGGGTAGCAGCAATTTGGGTATCTAATTGAGATTTATTGACTGCGTCTGTAGAAGCAGAGCCAGCCGCCAGGTTGGTAATCTTGGAAGAAGTTAGGTCTAACTCTCTAGCCTTTACCTGAACCTTACCTCGGACACCTGTGCCGCTTACCGGTGCGGTTTCCAGTTCAATGTTACCGCCGTTGACATTAGACTGAAGTCCGTAGCCATCGGCCAGCAGGAATACGCTCTTACCTGAAGTGTCACCTGCGGGGTCGTAGTTGGCCATTGCCGACAATAGATATAAGTCTGTGCCGCTAGATCCATGTACGTACGAGAAATTAAAGAGCCACTGTTTATTCCAATCCCCCAGGTTGTAGGAATTAGTAACCAGGGGCTTAAGCATCTGGGTTTCTAAGTCGTGACTAATCCGTGGATTTAGTGCTACTAATGTGCCGCTATTTAGTCTCTGAGTACTGGTCTTACCTTGAGATATTAAATCACAGTCTGAATAGGATGACGGTCCGTCGATGATTAGGTTTTCCGATGGGAATGCCCGTAGGAAACCTGCTGATCTGCGGCCGAAGTCGCTGACCGTAGTATTGAAACGTACTGTCCCAGAACAGTATCCACCCGAAGCTACAAGGATAGAGGCCATGCCGCCTGTTGGGTGTTGATTTAATGTGATGTTTGCGTAACAA